AATATGAGTTTTAAGAAAAATAAATATCAAGTTTTACGTAATGCTATATCTAAAGATCTAGCAGCGTTCTGTTATAAGTATCTACAAATATCGGCAGAAGCAGATAATTGGATGTTGAATAATGGTGTAACACACACTGGTAATAAACTAGTTGGTAATTTTAATGACCCACAAGTGCCAAACTCTTACGCTAAGTATGCAGATAGAGTTATGGAAACTTTGCTAGTGGATACGATAAAAGTTATGCAAAAGAAAACAGGACTTAGATTAGTTCCTACATATTCTTATTGTAGATTGTATAGAACAGGTAATATTCTTAAAAGACACAAAGACAGACCAAGCTGTGAAATATCCACTACGCTTAATTTAGGTGGAGATAACTGGCCTATATTGATAGATCCTACAGGATCAGACAATGTTATTGATGAGTATAAAAATATACATAAACCCGGTGCACCCAAGGGTGTGGAAGTTAATCTAAAACCTGGTGATATGCTTATATATTCTGGCTGTGAGTTAGAACACTGGAGAGAGCCATTTAAGGGTAAACTCTGTGGTCAGGTATTCTTGCACTATAATCATGCAGATGGACAGTTTGCAAAGTCCAATTTGTATGATAAAAGACC